AGTTCAGGTTGCCGTATCCGGCCTGGAACAGGGCGTTTATCAGCTTGTGGAAGCCGTAGTTCGCCAGTCCCCAGTCCGTCCCCAGCAGCTGTGCGCAGCTCCAGAAGGCGCTCATCGTCTTCGTGTGCGCCGGGCTCACGTCCGGTCGGGAGTGACCCTTCCCGGCCGAGTCCACGTACATCTCGTACGCCCCCACCCATTCGGGCGAGTCGAACGCCTCGCTGTCCGCCGCCTCCGTCAGCCCGTACAGCTTCATCGACTGCCCGCTCGCCCGGTAGTAGCACTTCGGCACCCTCACCATCGTCTCGCACAGCGCGGCCGCCGCCGTTGCGTCCGTCCCGTCAGCGAAGCTGTTCCAGTCCGTCCGGTTCAGTTTCGCCGCGTACGTCTTCCCGTCCTTCGTCAGCAGCATGTAGCCGCCCATCTTGTTGCGGTAGGCGTTCCACACAGCCCCGTCCTTGTTCGTCACCTCAAACGCCGTTGCCGTAGTCTGCTCCAGCGTGTACTGCGGAGCGAACAGGTCTATCATCGCGTCCATGTAGCCGCTTTCAAGCAGCTTCCCCACCTTGATTTTCGTCACGTTGCCCCCCTCGGTGGTCAGAGGCACATACTGGGTCTCGCTCACGGTGGTCACCGTGGTCACGTCGCCCAGCGTCTTCGTCTCGATTGCCATAGTCTCTTGTCCTTTCTTTTATTTTTCGTTAATGATTCAGTTTCACTCTTTGTCTCAGCCTCCGTGTTGTCGGACTACCAGTCCCTCGGCAGCTTGTACTGCACCCAAGCCCCGTAGTAGGTTACGCCGCTAATTGTCGTCTCTTTATCCCTCACCCACACCAGCTCGAAGCTGTCCATCAGGCTGTCCAGCACGTTGAGCGTGTTCGTCCCGGTGATGTACGAGCCCCGGTCATACATGATGACGGGACTGGAGTACCTCGTGTCCGAGCCGTTGTAGGTGTAGCAGTAGTTCATCGCTATCTTGATTGAAGCGTCCCCGAGCCGTTTGAAGCGGATGACGTGCCCGTCGTCATACAGCTGCATCGTTGGCAGGGTAATCGTGCACACGGACGAGTTGTCACATAGCACGTTGTAGTCGTCCCTCGTCAGCGTCTGGCTACGGGAGACGAAGGCGTTCTTCATGGCGAAGCCGCTGATGCAGCCGCCGCCCATGTATATCGCTATGTTAGTGCCGGCTCCCTTGGCTTCAACTCCGATGGTGTAATTGCTGAACGTCTTCGCCGAGGCGTAGGTATTGGAGAAATTGGCCACTGCTCCCGTTTTTCCTGCGGGCAGCTGTCCTGCTCCCATGCATACGTACCTTGAGTTGCTATAGTTGCTCCCGTTGGTCAACATAATGCACGCGCCCGGGTCGGTCTCTCCCTCGTTCGTCAGCGTCAAGCCGCTTATTTTGAGACCGCCTATCCTTCCGCTCCCGGCGTTCACCTCACCGCTCACCGTCACGTTCTCAAACGTCCCCGTCTTGCACGTCACCTCCCCGTCCTTCGCCTCGAACACCGTCTCACCGGCCGAGTTCTTCATCGTGAGGTAGTTCGCCGTCAGGTTCTCCACCAGCGCGTCCGAGGCTATCAGCAGGTCCGTGGCCACCAGCCCCACCTTGTCACCCAGTTGCCACAGGTAGTCACCCGTCGAGCTCCCCGGATAGTTCGTCTCCGTCTTCGTGTGGCTCGCCTTGCAATAGTAGTAGTTGCCGTTGTACACCACCACGTCCTTCCAGCTCTCGCCCTCCGCTCCGCTCTCGAACGAATAACCCGTTTCAACGGATGCCCACAGCTGAGGGCCGCGCATCACCGGACCCCGGTCGCCCGTTGCCCCCGTGTCGCCTTTGTCGCCTTTGGCCCCCGTGTCCCCCTTCTCACCCTTGCGGATGAACTTCACCACCTGCGTCTTCGATGCCAGTCCCATTCCGTGCCTCCTTTCATTCCTCGCTCGTTATCGTCACGCTCACGTCACCGCCGGCCTGCGCGCAGTGCGCCCGCGTCACCGTCTGGCTCGCCTTCGCCGTCGTCCGGTCGCTCTCGCTGTTCAGGTACACCCCGGCGGCGTCCTTCAGCACGAAGTAGAACAGCGTCTCCACCGCCTTCGTACCCGTGCCCCTCTTCACCACCACGGGCGTGTACGTCACGCTCCCGTTGCCGCCCTCGTCCTCCGTTATCGCCTCGTCCTCCGGGCTCGGGTGCGGGTCTATGTCGTAAGGGTCGCTCGCGTCCATCACGCTCTGTATGTCCGTCCCTATCTCCTCGCCGCTCCGTTTCACCCTCACCCGGTACTCCCCGTACGTGTCTATGTCCTCGCCGCTCACCGTCAGCGTCTGTCCCGTCTGCCCCGTGATGGTCGCCCATCCCGTTGAGCTCATCTTCTCCCACGTGTAGCTGAGGTTCTTCGTTATCTCCGTTCCGGCCTGGTACGCCAACGCCTTCAACACGCAGCTGCCGCCCTTCTCCGTTATCACGAAGTTCTTCGCGTCACCTGCCGCTATCGTCACCCGGTAGCTGCTACCCGTGGCCTTCTGTATCGGGATGGTGTAGCTCGCCTGTATCGTGTCGCTCTGCGTCCCGTAGCTCACCGCCGCCTCCATGCGGATGACAGCCGGGGCGTAGCCCGACAGGGCCGCTATGTTCTGCACTATCTGCAACCCGTAGTACAGCTGCTCGCCGCTCGGCGACACCTTCTTGAAGTATCCCGCCAGCGTCCCCGTCGACGTGTCCCCCGAAAACTCAATCTTTGTCCCGTTGAAGTAGTACGCTATCGCCTCCGGGGTCGCCACGCCCTCCGCCACCCGGCTGCTCGTGCACACGAAGTAAAGCACGGGTTTCAGCGTGGCGTAGTCCGGGTACACCGATGTCACGTCAGCCGTCGTGCCAACGTACTCCTGGTACAGGTCGCCCGTGGGCGACATGATAAGCGCCGTGTAAGTCCCGGCCTTGCTGATGAACTTTATCGTTCTGCTCGTGCTCGCTACGCTCATCGCTGTGCCTCCTCTCCGTTAGTTACGAACCTCGGGTCGGTGGCCGTAGGCAGCTTGCGCACAGTTGTCCCGTCCTGCTCCTGTCTCGCCTCCGTGGCCGTCAGCGCCAGGCCGCCAATCTTCGCCAGCGTCTCCGCCAGCTCCGTCAGCCGCCCGAAGGCCAGCATGTCGGCCTGCCACAGCAGGTAGTTACCGTCCTTTACCCTGTTTCTGTCATTCTCTAAGTGAAGGTATTCGGCCACCTTCACGTTGGCCTTGATGTATCGTGCCATAGTCTCTCTGTATGTTGTTTGTTAGTGAATAATCAGTATCGCACCGTCCGTGTCCGTGAACACGGCCTCGCCGTCAGCCCACGCTCCGGCCTTCCCCCTGTCCACCACGTCCAGTCCCATCACCGCGCCACGCGCGCTGTCCATCTTCTCCGTGCCGATGACCGGGTTCATCCCCTCCGCCACCTGCGTGTAGCTCAGACTTCCGCTCGCCTTGTTCGTGGCCATGTACCACAGCGGCAACAGCTCCTCCTCGGCGTTGGCGATGATGCCCTTCGTGTCCCTCACCACCGCCGTGGGCGACAGCTCCGTCTGCCCGGGAGGTATGTTGTAAGGCACACCCTCAATCTCAAACTCGTACTTCGGCATCACCCTCACGAAAGCCGCCTCCGCCCGTGGCGTGGCCTCCGTCAGTGCCACGGCCTGCGGGTTGCCATCCGCGCTGTACTTCACCCGGCAGCGGATGTGCGTCTCGTCTCCCGTCAGCCACTTGTCAATGGTCACGCTACCCGTGCCCACGGCGATGTCCCTGTCCAGCGCGTTTGCCGTCCGGTCTATCGTCCGCCACGTCCCGTCCTTCTCCATCACCTCCCACACAAGGGCGTACTTCGCCGTGTCCGTGCACACCTTGCCGCCCACGTACACCGTGGCCGTCACCGTCTGCTCCCGTGCGTCCTCCAACGGGTTGTAGGGGGTCTGCTCCGCTGCGTCCAGCTCCACCCTCACGCTCTCCGTCGCGCTGCCGCACGCCACCAGCGCCGTGCCCTGTATCACGCTTATCTGACCCGTCCGCGCGTCAACGTACTCGGCACTGAAGGTCAGCGTCACCGGCAGGTTCGGCTGCGCGTTCTTCTTCATCCGGATGCGGCCTGCGTTCTCGCCGCTCCCGGTTATCTCGTAGTTCGTGTCGCTCGTGGCTATCACGCTCTTCACGCCCCCCACCGTCTCGTACCACTTGATGTTCGCCAACTGCCCGTTCACGTTGCCGGCCGTCAGCGCCTCGTCCTTGTCCACGATGCTCACCCTCGGCTGCATCACCAGCGGAGTGAGCGTGTAGTCGGGCGTGTACTCGTCCGTGTCGGCGTTGTAGTTCTGCTTCCCCGGCACGCTACCCTCCGCGCTCAGCGAGAGCCGTAGCTGCAGCGGCTTCCAGTTCCAGTCAAATCTCCTTGTCTTCATATGCTCGTTTTTCAGTTATCTTGGTTTAATACTCAAAGCTCACCTGTGCCGTCGCCGCCTCCTCGCCCTGCCCGTCCCTCAGCGTCACCGTGGCCGTCCAACGGATGGTCCTCGGCACATACCCGTTGAAGTCGCAGTCGGCGGTTGTCAGCGCAAGGCTCTTGCCCGCACCGGCTCTCTTCAGCGCCCACGCCGTGTCGCTCGCCGTGCGCTCGTTGCCCTCAGCGTCCTCGCTGTACCTCGTCCACTCCACGTCAGCGTCCAGTATGTCGGCCGTCACGTCCTGGTTATACAGCGTCGCCACTATCCTCAGCGTCAGGCCGAACCGGTCGGGGTCAAACAGCGTGTCCGTCTCCTCGAAGTCCACCCCGAAGGCAGGGTTGCCCTCCACCATCGCCCAGTCCGTGTTGTTCCACGCCGGGGCGGTCGCCGTTCCCGTCTTGGCGCAACGCCACTTGCAACCCATGTACCACACGTCCGAGGTCTCGTACACACCCGTCGTCCCGTTCAGTGCGTTGCAATAGTAGGCCGCCCCTGCGCTCCACTCGCCACGGTCGGTTATCTCCGCCACGGGCTTCCCCTGGTAGTCCATGCGCACGATGTCCTGCACCACCAGTCCCCTCGCGTACACGTAGTCCTGCCCCTCCACCACGGGGAGGTCAAGGCTTTGGATAAACTCCGGCAGCGAGCCGAACGTCGCCCCGTAGTTGCTCCGCTCTATGATGGGTTTCGTCACCCCCGTCAGCCGCACGATGCGCCCCTCCGTCGAGGAGAGGTAGATGCACCCCTGCCGCTCCGTGTCCGTCTGGTTGCCCCATCGGGCCACCTTCATCATCTCGCACGGGGCGAAGTTCTTTCCCCCTGGTGTCTCGTCATCAGCGTACAGGCTCACCTCCATGTAGTTGCTCGCCGTGTTCACGCTGTTCACCCTCATCCAGCTCGTGTGGTACGTTCCGCTCCCCTCGGCAAGCGTGTTCACGATGCCCTTCAGCACGTTGTTCACCGCCTGCGCCGTGAAGTATCCGTCCCACTTGCTCTTCAAGTGAAGGCCGTAGCGGTTGTCACCCAGGTCGTCCACACGCTCTATCGTGTCGCTCTCCGTCAGCAGCTGGTCGCCCTCTATCGCCGACAGCCTGTTCACTATCGCTCTCAAACTCACCGTTGCCACCGGCATCCACCGCCGCACCCGTCCCCGAGTACAGGCCGGAGGTGTAGTCGCCGATGTATACGCCACCGAGGAACTGCGTGAGGTATTCCGTGGAATCGGGTGAATCCTTGCGAAGGAACGTGCGCAAGGAACGCAAGGCGGACAGTACGTTCGTGTCGCTCGGCGTGGTTGTGTCGTAGCGTTTGACAACGTAGATGGAGTTGCCCACCGCACTGACGTACTGCTTCGACTGGTAGGTAAGTTGCTCCACCTTGTCCTGCAAGTCACCGCTCTTGCTGTACGCGCTTGATTCACCTATCACATAGGTGGCGTTGAACTTGTTGTCAAGCCGTTTCTCGAAACTCCTCACCCGTGACGTTACCGAACCGCCTCCGATAGCCGCACTTTTTAGCGTGACGGCCTGTCCGAGCGTCATGTCTATTTCGTCAGTCGCGCGATGGACGAGATTATAATTGCCGTCTTCGGTGTATCCGGCGCAACGGATGACGTTGGCCGTGATGTTGTAGACGGACTTGTCCTTTGAGTAGTCAGCGAGTTTTGCCGTGCCTTTCGTCAGCAGTTCCTGCTCGGCTACCGATACGAGTGAATCATACACGAACTTCGTGTTGTAGCCGTAGAGGATGTAGGTGTCACCGACCTTCGGATGAAAGTCGTCGGACGGGAGGTTCACGCCGTAGTCATCGTTCCTAACAATCTCGAATACCTGCGCTCCCGGCTTTTCCTCGGACACCTTGTCCGGGTTGAAGTTCACCACGAAGTCCATGCCCGCCAGCTTGCCCGTCTGAAAGACGATGCGCAGTTCCTCTCCGTCTATGCGGTACTCTTCCTTGAATCCCTTCTTGGCCAAATCTGAATCCGTGTATCGGTATGCGTTCCATTTCGTCTCCGTCTTGGTGCCGTCCTCGTTTTCGATGGTGTCCGTGTATTCGTGGGTGGAGATGGTGGACATCGTACCCACGTTACGGGGATACACGTCATCGAGTACAATCACGCCCTCCACTACATCCTCATCCTTCAGATTTTCCCACGCATCGATGTACGGAGTGCCCGAAGGCAGTTTCAGTCTGACCTCTGCGTTCCCGTTGACCATCGTCCCCGTCTCGCTCTTGCGGTAGTCGCCCGGAAGGTTACGGGTAGAGCCGAATACGTATGCCCTCGTCATGTAGGCGGATTCGTTCCCATCGTTGACGCTGACCTTCGCCACTTCATCGCCCTCCGTCAGTTCGATTGGCGTGCCTATCTCGCACTTGCGAAGGTGGATGGTCTTGCCGTCTATCCACCAGTCCGTCTCCCACGCCTCCGCTATGAGGGTGAGAGCGTCCGTGATGCTCGCAGCGTCAAACTCAACGAGTTTCATTTCATCGAACGAGCTGTCCACGTCAGCGGCATAGCCAGTATACCCGAGTCTTGTGAGGTTGCTCACGACAATGTCCAGAAAGTACTCCGGACGCTGGGTCAGCTTCCAGGAACTCTCGTAGCTTGTACCTCGGTCGTAGAATAGGATGTGGTTCTTCATGAAGCACCACTCGGCATGGAATTTCTGCTCGTATTTGTACGACCCGTCGCTTTGGCGTTCGGGTTTGTCTATTTCCATGATGTAGAACGTACCGAACTCCGTCTCGATGCTGTCCTTCTTGGCGAGGGCGATGAGCGTGTCGCTCTTGAAGGACAGCAATACGTATTCCTCCTCCATCAGCGTGTTCACATACACGCTCTTGTCCGTAATCTCCACCGATGCGCGGACGTTTCCCTGCTTGTCCTTTATCTCCATCATAGTTCAATGTCCGTTGAGTGTTCAATGGTTCGGTTTGCCGGGTTCGGCTCGTTCAGCTTCAGCGTGAACTTGCCGAGCCGCCCGTTGTATTCGGAGTACTGACTGCACGAAAGGTACAGCAGGCGGAACGTCTCCTTGTAGAAGGTATCGCCCTCCCAAACGTGGAGCGTCAACGTGAAAGCCCCTTTCTTCATCTCCTCGCAAAACGAGCGGTATCTCACGATGAACTGCGCGAGGCTCTTTGCGTGAAGTCCGAATACCACCTGCACGTCCCTCGCGTCAATCTTCGGGAGGTTGCCGCCGTCCGTCAGTACCTGCTTGCCGTTCGACAATGCGCTCTCGTTCGTGATGTACGATTTCAGCGGAGGAATGGTCATCAGATTAGTGACTGACGATTCGGTGAGGATGATGCCCCATCTCGCTTCGGTATCCTCCGTTGCTCCGTTTATGTACGCCTTTACGTTTCTCATATCTTTCTCGTATTCTTTTCAATGTTTCCGAGCCTTTCGTTCATCTCGTAGAGTTCGTGCGTGTTCTTCGAGATGGCTTCCAAATGGTCTATTCCTATCAGCGCGAGGTTGCGCATCTCTCCCGTGTGCTCCCTTATGGCGGAGACGTTCACGCTGTTCAGCGAGGCGTTCGCGCTCATCTCAGCCAGTATGCCGCGGATGGCGTTCGTGTCAATCTGCACGGCTGTGAAACGCCCGTTCAATTCGCTCACCGTGTCCTGCGATGCCGTGGCGAATCCTTTTGACGAGCTGTCCTGCGTGCTCTTTTCGGTATCGTGCAAGTCGATGCCAGCGTCCGCCATATAATCGTTCAACTGGTTCAGTATCTTTTGCAAGGTTGGGGTCTGCTGCTCGTAGCTGTCTATCAGCTCGCCCGTGCGCTTGGCCACTTTCTGCATCAGCTCCGTCTCGCTCACGCTCCCTTTCGCGTACTCCTCGTAGATGGCCGCTATATCGTCACCGAACGAGCCTACCACCTTTTCCAGCACGATGGTCTTCATCATGTCCGATACGATGTCGCGGAACGTGTCCGAGGCGTATTCCTTGAAGCTCGTCAGAGCGTCCTTCCCTTCATCGAACCAGTCCCACAGGCTGTCGACGAAATTGTCCACCAAAGGTTCGTAGAGGGACGATACGTATTCGTGGAGCTGCTCGATGTACTCATCGTACTTCTCCTTCAACTCCACAAGTTCCTCAATAGTCTCCTTCGTCTGTCCCACCAGCTTCTTGCCGTAGTTGTCAATGGTGTCCACGAGGGTTACG